ATCATTTGTTCTATGTGTTCTTTTCCATCCACCAGCGGTTGCAGCTGTTCCTTGATGTGGTTGTCTTGCTACAACTTTTGGTTTGAATCCAGGCTTCCAAGAATTTCCTGTATCGTCTGGTTGTGTTCCTCGTTGTGCTTCAGAATATCCTGCACCACTCATAACTGCTTTTTGATCTTCTGATAATTTTGGTTCTTTAATTCCAAATTTAGCCTTTTCCGAAGCACTCATACCTTTTGGTTTTTGACTATTAGTTCTTCCATAACCACTATCTGTAGCAATATTAATGTAAAATAACATATAATGCCCCATATCTGATCTTTGTTGAATGTCTAAAGGATATTCAAGAGTGGAATAAGACCATTTACTGCCAATCTCCATATGAGATAATGGAGCTTTAGTTATATTGGATTTCTGGTCGCCAGTATTAGGTGAAACTGGTGTTACTTTATTATCAACCGCGAGACCCATTCTTCGCATTGATTGTGCTATAAAATCTTGCATAAATATTCCTGTGAAGTATTTCTAATTATTTATATGACATACAAGGGTAAATTTCACCCCAATAATCGAAAGAAGTATAAAGGGGATATTAATAATATTGTATATAGATAATTGTGGGAACGTAAGTTTATGACTTATTGTGATGATAATGATGATATTGTGGAGTGGGGCTCAGAAGAACTTGTAGTACCATATATTTCACCATTGGATGGTAAGAGACATAGATACTTCCCTGACTTTTACATTAAAACAAAAAATGGTGATAAGTTCATGGTGGAAATCAAACCAAAGAAATATACCAAACCACCTAAAGCAACTAAAACAAAAAGACTCACCAAAGCATTCATGCATGAAACTACAGAGTGGGCAAGGAATCGTGCAAAATGGTCTGCAGCTCATGATATATGTAAAAGAAATGGATGGAAGTTTATCATAATCACAGAGGATCACCTTAACACGACTAAATATATATATGGCAGATAAAGTAGCAACAGATTTTCTTTCAAAGGTAAAGGCAAAGGGTAAACAAGCAATGTCTTGGTTCAGAGATATTGTTAAACAGACTCAACGAGCTGCATTTCCTGCATCTACTGGTAGAAGGGAATTAACAGGAGATAGAAATACTGGAGCTACTAACAGACCGACTATTGGTGGAATGTATTTATTTCAATATGATGCAAAGTGGAAAGATATATTGCCATATTGGGATGTATGGCCGTTAATATTTCCATTTGATTATGCAAAAAATGGATTCTATGGAATTAATTTACATTATCTCGCACCTAATGCAAGAGTAGATTTGATGTTAAGACTTATTAAAGCTCAAGGTGCAAGTGGAAATCTATCGGACAATTATAAATTAAAATTAAATTATAATATTATAACAAATTATCCTCCAGCAAAACCATGTATTAAACGATATTTGTTTAGTCATGTGCAAGGGAAAGGTCTTTACGGAATTAAAGGTGAAGATTGGAGTTATGCAGCTGCATTACCTTTGCAAAAATTTAGAGGTGCAACATCTGATACTGTTTGGAAACAATCAGCAACAATGTATTAAGGAAAAGATGGCAATATTTAGAAAAGGAATAAAAATGGGAACACATGATTTCCCATTGTCTGTTTCAAAACAAAGAGGACAAGGAATCCTTAGAAAATTAAAAATAATTGATGATGATAAGGGCAGAAAAGCTCATGAAAAAAATGCAATGGGAGAAATCCAAACTATCCGTACCCTTGTTGGTATGGGAGAAGGATTTACCATGCCTGTCAATTTCAGAGTGGATTTTGCAATGCCAAAAGGTATTGACCAAGAAACTTTAACTTCTGGTGGGCCGCATTCAGATCCAAAAAAAGGTGGAACTAATGGTTCAAGAGTTAAATATGGTGGTTTAGATTGGCAAACACATATTATGAATAAATCCACTAATAACGAATTTAAAGAATTGTATGATAAAGCAAATAGAGCCTCACATGGTCGCTATGAACCAGCAAAAGGAGAACCTAAATTAAAAAGAAATCTTAGAAAAATGGAACTTTTTTGTTCTAAAGTTTCTATTCCTGAAAAAAATATTAATACTACTTTAATAAGACAATATGGAGCACCATATCCATATCCACAAGGTGTTCAATATGGTACATTATCTACTACTTTTTATTGTGATGGTACTATGCATATTAAAAATTATTTTGATGCATGGCAAAAATTAATCTACAATGATTTAACAGGAAATTTTAATTATTACAATGAATATGTAGCAGATTTTGATGTTTACACTCGCACAACAATGGCTAAAGGTGGTGCATTAAAACCAGATCCAAAACCAAATGCTTTTGAACAAACATCTAAAGATTTACAAAAAGCAACTGCGGATCTTAATGATTTAACAGGGGTTGACAATCCTCGTTCTGGTAAACAAGCATCAGATGGCAGAGTACCACTTGTAAGTTTTAGAGAAAATTATGGAGTAAAAGTATTTGATTGTTTTCCAATGAGAGTTGGAGAAATAGCCCTTGCTCATGATGCAACTGACCAAATTGCAACATTTGATGTAGAATGGTCTTACTTGAAATGGAATCCATTCAAGGTAGGTAACGTGGGTAATAGAGGTAGAATTAACCTTGCAATAGGTGAATTCAGAAATGAAAAAAGTGGTTTTCCATTTTTGGAAGATCTACCGCCAGAATTATCTGGCCCATTAACGAATCGATTAGACCAACAAATGGTTACAAGTCCTTTTTCAAAGGCTTCAAACCTACTTGGTTAGTTTTAACATTAAAATAGTGAGAATATTATGTCTTTACCAAAAATTAATACGCCGGAGTATCGGTTGACTGTTCCCTCATCAGATGAGGAAATTAGATATAGACCATTTCTTGTAAAAGAAGAAAAAGTATTACTGATTGCACAAGAAACAGGAGATGACAAAGCAATATACAATGCCGTCAAAACTTTAGTAGATGCTTGTACTTTTGGAGTTTGTGATGTTGCTAAAATGCCCTTATTCGATTTAGAATTTATTTTTCTAAACATAAGAGCAAAATCAGTAGGTGAAATTTCATCATTAGAAGTAACGTGTCCAGATGATGAAGAAACTAAAGTTAAGATAGATGTAGACTTAACTAAGATTCAAGTACATATGGATGAAAAACATGATGCAAGAATCCAATTAACAGATGATATTGGTATTCTTATGTCATATCCACATTTAGGAAATTTGGCAGCAGCTACATCAGAAGAATCATCTGAACAGTTAAATAATCTTTTTAATATGATTTATGACTGTATGTATCAAATTTGGGATGGAGAAGAAACTTTTGATGTTATGGATTATACATTAAAAGATAAAAAGAATTTCATAGAAAGTTTAAATCATGAACAATTTGCTAAAATTCAAAACTTCTTTGAAACTATGCCAACTGTAAAACAAGATATAGAGGTAGAAAATCCAAATACAAAAGTAAAGTCTACAATAACATTATCGGGCATGAACTCTTTTTTCTAATAGCCCTCTCTCATATGAACTTGGAGGCACATTTTGATTATAACTTTGCATTAATACACACTCATAAGTGGAGTTTTACAGAAATTGAAAATATGTTGCCTTGGGAGAGGGATATTTACCTCATAAAAGTTCAAGAATGGATTAAAGATGAAAATGCAAGAACAGAAGAATATAACAGGAAAATGAAAAATGGCTGAAGCAGCAACAGGAGATGATCTACAAAAAGTTACGGATCAATTAAAAGAAAATAAAGATAAAGCCTCTCAAGACGCTATAGCACAAAAAGAACATTGGACTAATACTGTCCAAAAAACTAGTGATATAGCAACAAAAGTAGCTGAAAAAACTCATAGCCTTCAAATGAAAACATTTGAGGGTATAAAGTCATCATTGGGCTTTGTAGGAAAAACTTTAGGTGGAATGTCTCTTATTGCGTCAAAAACATTTGACATGGCAAAACGGGCCGGTAAAGCTTCAAGATTAATGGAATTTGGTAAAGCTGCAGTTAAACCAGTTACAGATGCATTTAAAGGTGGAATTAGTACCTTAATGGATTTCTTATCAACATTAGGTAAACTTGGATTGTTTCTTGCGGCTGGTGGATTACTTGAACTATTTACAAACAAAAAATGGCAGGAATTTCTCAAAAAAATGTGGACTGATATGGTTGAAAAAGTAAAAAAATGGTGGGAAGATACAGATTTTCGAGCATTATTTGATACATTTAAAACTAAATTTAAAGAATGGTATGATAAAACTGTTCAACCTCATATAGATGAACTTATTAAAAAACTTAAAGGTTGGATGGATGAGTTTATGGTTTGGTATAATACAAATATTAAACCAATAATAGATGGATTGATTGGAAAACAAGGTGATACAACTTCTGTCATAGAGGAGATGGGTACAACATTTGAGTCATGGTTAGACACATGGAATAAAGTTAGAACGGCTATGTTAGCCTTAAATATGATTAGTTGGTTTGGGCCTTTAAGTCCACTTCGTTTAATATTTTCTGGATTAAAATTATTATTTGGTGTAGATACTCCTCTTGATGAAGCCGCAAAAGCAACAAAAACTATAAAAAATGCAAAACTTTTTGGAGAAGGTTCTGCATTAAGAAGGATGTGGACTGGCCTTAAAGGAATATTTGGTTTAGGGGGTCAGGTGGGAACTTCAGCTATAAATGTTGAAGGTTGGAAAGAATCAAATATGTTTAAAAAAGAAAGTGCTTTGCAAAAGATGTGGAATGGTATTAAAGGAATATTTGGTGCAGAAGGTAAAATAGCTACCATGTGGAAAGGTATAAAAGAAGGTGCAACTTTTTCAAAATGGTTTGGTGAAGGTTCTACATTAAAAAATCTATTCACCTCTTTTAAAGGTTTCTTCGGCCCAGAAAGTGCAATAGGTAAAGCTGGAACATGGATTAGTGATTTAATGAAACCAGTTAAGGAAGCTCTTACTGGTGGTGCTAAAGGTGGTGGTGCAGTAAGTAAAGTTATGGGAGTTTTTAATTGGGTATTTGATGGTATAAAGGGAGTTGGAAAAACGATAGCAAAAATTGCAGGGCCTATATTAAAACTTATGGGAAAAGGTTTAACTATAGCTGCAACAATAGCAAAACCCTTTTCATTTCTTATGTGGCCAATTACTGCTGTACTAGCTGCAGGAGCTGCAGTATTTGGATTTGTTAAAGGATTCATGGGAACTGAAGGTGGTTTAGGTGATAAAATTATTGGGGGATTTAAAGGTGCATTGCAAGGATTAATAGATTTCTTTGTAGTAGATATTGCCGTAATGATTCAAGATATACTTAATTGGTTCATAGAAAAAATCCCAGGCGCAGGGAAAATAATTGATAAATTTACTTTTGGTGATGACATAAAGAAAGCATCAGATAGTTTTATTGGGAAAATGGTAGATAATGTTGCTGATGGTTTTGGAGTTGGAAAGGGTGGTAAAATAGATGCTAAAAGTTTAGCACAATCAGATTTTGTTAAGGCAGGATTAGCAAAAGTAGATACAAATTTAACTTCGGCTGATGAACTTCAATTAGATCCAAAGAAATTGACAAAATATATGGAAGCAATGTCTGTTGATAAACTTAAAGCTTTTGGTAGTCAACTTGCAAAAATTGAAGGTACAAAGGGACTGAAAGTAGAAAATATGGCAGCTATTCAAAAACAACTAATGTTGAAACTGACTGAGAAAACGGAAGCTGCAAAAGCTGCCGCTCTCAATCAGATTGATGCATCAACATCTAATATTTCTACACCAAAAACTATTGTAGCTGGTACAGTAGGTACTGTTGATCCAACAGTTGTAGCGTTATTAGAAGCTGGTAAGACATTTCCATAACCATCTATAACTTAAGCTGTTGCCAACTTCTCAAAGTAGTCCATAGTATCAGAAGAACCACTAGTAATTGGTTTCCCACCATCAAATGGAGCTTCCTCCATATCAGATGCAACTTGCTCAGCAGTACGATTGTCTACTGACTCACCCAATACACGTTCCATCTTTTCCTTCAACTCTGCATAAGGTTTGAAGTTAGACTCCTCATGAAAAGGTTTCAAGGGATACTCTGACTGATAAACCTTTTCAAGTTCCTCATCAGAAGGTAACAGTTGTGCTACCGCCTCAAACTCAGACTTATCATAGTTCCAGAATCCGTCTACCTTACGAATCTTTAACTTGAAGTTTGCACCCTTCCACAAATCAAATGGATTGATTGCTTGTTCATCATCGAACTGAGGTTGCATTGCCTCCATAATCTTGTCAAAGATTTTCTTACCAAACTTATAAAGGAA